GACGCGGGCGAGCACGATGCCGGCCAGGACCATGAGCGGGGCGGCCAGGGGCTCACCGGCCTGCCCGAAACTCGCGAGGCTGGTGCCGGATCGGCGCTCGAAGTACGCCAGTTCTCCCAGGGTCAACTCGGAGATGCGGACGGGGGTGACGTCGGTCAGGTCAGGCAGGACAGGGGCGGTGGTCATGATCGTGTTCCTTCTTTCGGGTTACCAGTTGTGCTTGTCGAGCAGGTCCTTGATGCCCTCACCGAAGCCCGCGAACGTGCGTGCGCGCAGGCGCTCTTCAGCGACGGACAGGAAGCGGGGGCCGGAGGTGGCGTCCGGGCCCCAGTGGCGCACGCCGGCGTAGGGCAGGCGTGAGGCTGAGCCGACGCGCACCATGACCTTGCGCTTGGACCTGGACGGCTTGATGCCGGCGGCCAGGCGTCCGCTGTGGTGTGGGGCGAGGGTGCGAGCCAGGGCTGCGATGGGCAGGCCCAGCCGGTAGGTCAGTTCCTTCAGGTCCTGGGCGGCCACGCCCACGGCTTCCGCGTCCTTGAGGAGCGGCTTGATGCCGGTGACGGACACGGAGCCGCCGTCTAGTCGGACGTGGCCGTCCAGGATGCCGGTCACTTCTCGTCCTCGGCTGCGCCGGTGCCCAGGGTGGACTCGGTGGTGGCCTTCTCAGGCTCTCCCTCCAGGGTCCACTCGAATTCGAAGGTCGCGCCCTTGGTGTCGCCGGCCTCGGAGGAGATGGGGGGCCGGGAGCCGATCTTGACCCGCCCCTTGAAGTGAGGCTTGTTGGCGGCGGCGGTCTTGTTGCCCAGGGGTGCGAGGACGAAGGGGACGGTCTTGCCCGCGTTGGCCCACGCCATCTCCCAGAATGAGTCGGTGTCGAAGGAGACGATGGCGGTGCCTTTCAGGGTCCAGGTGGAGGCCGCTCCCCCGTGGGCGTCGGCGAAGGTGAGCACGTCCTTGTCGCCGTCGGCGGGTGCGAGTTCGAACTTGCCGATGTCGCACCAGTAGTCCTTGCCGTTGATGTCCAGGCCGAGGGTCGAGCCGAGGACGCGGGTGTTCTTGGTCACTGCCATGGTGGGGCTCCTTAGATGGTGGTGGTGAGGGTGATGGTGGAGGCGAGGTAGCGTTGCTGGTCGGCGGAGGTGACGGTGGTGTAGGTCTCGACCGTGGGTATCCACTCGGCCCACAGGCCGTCGATGATCTGGTCGGTGTGGGTGTCCAGGCGCTCCAGTGCCAGGGGGGCGGTCTGTGGGGGCCTCGATGACGTTGGCGGTCAGTCGGACCACGACGCCGGCCATGAGGGTGTCTGAGGGCTCGACCAGTGGCGTGCCCTCGGTGATGACCACGCACGGAGGCTCCAGCCGCTCAGGCACGGACGCGATCACGGGCAGGTCCGTGACCTTCTGGATGGCGGCGGCGGCCTGGGCGCGGGCGGTGGCGATGGGGCCGCTCATGCGATCCCCGGTGTCAGGTAGGGGGCGAGCAGCGGGCGGGCTGCGACCATGGCGTCGCGGGCCACTCGCACGGCTGCCACCCCGTCCAGGCCGTCGGCGTAGTTCTTGATGCCGTTGGGGGCGGACTTGCGGTGGTAGAGCTCTGCTGCGACCTCCATGACGGCGCGGCGGCGGGTCTCCTTCGGTACCTGGCAGGCTCCGATGTGGCAGGCCACGGCCTGGGAGGCCACGGCCACGCAGCCTTTCAGGTAGTCGGTGACCGGGACGCCGCCGACGTAGGCGGCGACCTCCTGGTCCAGGCCGGCGTCTGTGAGTGGGGTGGTGGTCATGCGTTGGCCTTGACGGGCACGATTGCCGTAGGGAAGGGCGCGATGACGGACAGGTAGCCGTAGAGGCTGAAGGCGCGGGAGAGGTTGACGACGTTGTCGTCCTGGAGCTGGAGGGGTGCGTTGGCGGACTCCAGGGTCTTCAGGGCGCTGGAGTCGTAGAACGCGGCGGTGCCGGGTGCGACCTCGCCGAACAGGCAGTGCACGGGTAGACGGGCGAGGTCGCCCTCGCCTCCGGGGAGGTTGAGGGTGCCGGAGAACTCGTCACCGGGGCGCACGGTCAGGGCGGGCACGTTGGTGTACTCCAGGCGCTGGAGCTTCTTGAACACGTCGGTGCTCACGAGGAGGCCCTCCAGGGTGAAGCCGGTTTCGTCGTAGCGCTGGGCGGCGTCGATGATGGCGTCGCGCCAGTCGTAGACGGTGGTGCCGGCCAGGGTGATAGCGGTGGCGTCCTGCCCCTGGATCGTCTCGATGATCTTAGTGCGCATGGCGGCGTTGGTGGCCTTGGCGTACTTCAGGCCGAGGGCCTTCATGACGGTGTCGAGGTAGGGCAGTTCGGAGCGCTCGATGACCTGTCGGGTGAGTTCGGTCCAGCCGCCGTAGGTATCGACGGGCTGGGACTTGGTGGCGAGGGTGATCTTCCCTGGGCCGGGCAGGTCGGTGCCCTCGGCGGTCTGCTTGCCGGCCTGGAGGGTCTCCTTGGTCAGCTGCGCGTACTCCACGCTCATGCCCTTGGCGGGCAGGGCACCGTGGTCGAAGAGGTTGATAAGGCGGCGGCGGTCCTGGACGAAGTGGATGAACTCGCCGAGGTAGGTCTCGGACTTGATGGTGCCGGCGGTGGTCTGTCCGGTGAAGTCGCGGTGAGCGGCGAGGGCGGTCTCGTCGCCGGACGCGACCTGCTTGACGTAGTCGCCGATGGACCGGAAGCGCGGCGCGGCGGGGGTCAGGGCGCGCTGTCCGTCGGATACGAGGGCGAGCTGACGCTCCAGGTCCTGCAGACTCTGCTCAATCGGGTCGAGGTCGGCGCGGGTGAGGGTGTCGGTGGTGGTCATGGCGGGGGTCTCCTTGTGATCGGTGGTGGAGGCGGTGGGGGGCGTGGCACGCACGCCGGTGACGGTGGCCTGTGAGTAGGCGGGAAGGGCACGAGGCTGAACTCAAGGGCGCGGACCTTGGTGTGGACGACGGTCTCAACGTGCTCGGGGGCGGTCTGCGTCATGCTCGATGCGGTATTCCTCGGGCTGGAAGCCGATGGACAGGCTGGTGATCACGCCGTCGCGTAGGAGGGTGGCTGCCTCGCGGCCTCGCTCGGTGTCGGACAGGTGGCCGGTGATCTCGAACCCTTTTGGCGTGTCGTGTCCGTCGGTGATGCGTCCGATTGGCTCGTCGTGTCGCCATAGGACCAGGGTGGGTACGTCGTCGCGGTCGAGGTCGATTGCGCCGGGCTCGAAGCGCTCGCGCTCGTCCCACAGGTCGATGGTCTGTCCGTAGGGTACGCCGATGCCGGTGAAGGTGCGTCCGGTGACCTCTCCCCCGTCGCTGTCGGCGGCGGCTCTAATGGCGATGTCGAGGGTGCGTGTGTGGGTCATGGGGTGGTCTCCTGGGCGGGAGCTGGTGAGGGGGTGGGTGTGGGGTTGTCTAGTGGTGGCAGGTGCTCGATGGCTCGGACCTCGTTGATGGTCAGGAAGCCGGCGGCAATGGCCTGGGCGTGGGCGGTGTAGCGGCTGGCTGTGTCGGTGCGTAGGAGGGCCTCGACATTGAAGCGCACGGTCTGGCCGCGCACGGTGTAGTCGGTCAGGGCCTCCTCGATGGCACGCAGGTAGGCCATGAGGGTGAAGCGGACAAATCCGAGCCACTCCTGCTCGACGTTGGCGTAGGTCATGGAGCCGCCGTCTGGTGTGGTGAGCATGAGTGAGGCGGGAACACCGAAGACGCGGGCGATCTCCAGGGTGTCGTAGGCCTGGGCCTCCAGCCAGAGGGAGTCCTTGGGTGAGATGAGCAGGGGCTCGTACTTCAGGCCCTTGCCCAGGACGCGTACGCGGGAGGGGTTGTCCTGGTGTGGCTGTGGCTGGCCGGTCTCGTCTAGGAGGTTCCAGGCATTGCGGTAGCGGCGTGCGTCCTCAGAGTTGAGGGGTGTGTCCGTGGTGAGGATGCCTGAGGGCTGGCCGGTGTTCCACCAGGAGGCGGAGTAGGTGCGCATGGCGGCAGTGCCGCTCATGGTGGCTTGGGCGGCCTGGATGGGGCCGATGCCCATGAGGTGGCCGGGCAGGGTGATCAGGCGCAGGTGCTGGATGCGGTCAGGGCCGTAGGTGTGGCCATCGTAGTTGTAGCGGGTTTGGCCGGTGTCGTCGCGCCATGGTGTGACGTAGTGGGGTGGGAGGGGTACGAGGTTGAGGGTCTGGGCGATGGTGGGGCCGCCCTCGCGGTAGATGTAGGCGTTGCCGGTGGTGGCTAGTGAGGTCACCAGCTGGGTGATGAACTCTGACCGGCTCATGTCGATGTTGGGGCGTCGGATGATGGCGGGCACGTCGGCGCCGGTGAGGGTCTGGCCGGCACGTTCGACGGTGAGGGAGAGCTGGCTGGCTGATCCGGTGATGATCTGCAGGGCGCGGTAGACGGAGGGGATGACGGCGGCGCGGCTGAGGGTGACTGGTGCGGCCTGGTCGCGGGCTGGTGGGGTGATCTGGGCGTGGTAGCCGGTGGTCGCAGGCGTGGGGGTGACCTCGGCGGCGCGGGTGAGCGCCCGGGCGAGCCTGTGTGTCAGTGAGGTCATGGCGCACAGCGTGGTGGCTGGTGCTTGCCGGTGGCTAGGTTGAGCCGACATGGGCCGACATGGGCCGACATGGGCCGACGGTCACCACAATTGGATGGGGTCGGCTTCCTCGGTGCGGTGGTCGTAGGCCCACAGGGCGACGGAAGCGGCGATCAGGGAGGGGACGGGGCCTAGGGAGCGGTCCCGGTCGATGCGCTGGATGCCGTTGCGTGTGGTGACCTGGGCGGCGGCGATGGCCTGGGCCAGGACGGTGGAGCCGTCGTGGTGGAGGGTGCGCTCGTCACGGGCTGCTGCGATGAGGGTGATATCTGCTGTCTGGCGGTCGCGCAGTCCCAGGCGGCGGATGGGGACGATGGTGGGGCGCTGGTCGCCTTCGGTGGGGTCGAGGTGATCGGTGACGAAGCGGACGGGGCCTGCGTCGTCGGCGGCTACGGTGCTCACGCCGTGGTCGGTGTGGAGCATGGTCAGGTACGGGGCCACCCATGTGGTGCCGGGTGCCTGGTGCAGGACGCGCACGCACGGGTCGCCGGTCTTGTCGCGCCAGGCGGCGACGACGGCGGCGCAGGTGTTGCCGGCGGCGATCTCGACGCCGACGCCGACGTCGGCCAGGGTGGGGGTGTGGCCTGCTGGTGGGGTGGCCTGGGCGTCCCAGGTGTCGGGGTCGGATGATGGCGTCGGTGACGGTGGTCATGAGGTTCATGTAGGCGCGGATGCGTTCGGAGCGGGAGACGCCGTCTGAGTACATCTCGGCGGCGAGGTCCTCCTCGCTGATGGTGTTGCCCAGGGCTGGGTGGAACTGCCACCAGGTGGCGGGGTCGTCGGGGTCGGCCCCGGCGGGCATCTGCCACGCGAAGTAGGCCAGGGTAGGGTCGCTGCCTTCCTCCCCGGCGGCCACGTAGCGGTTCATGAAGGTCGATTGCGCGGTGCCTTTGGTCGAGACCATCCAGACCTGGGCGCGGGCTCCGAGGGTGATCATGGCTGGGCGGGCGCCGCCTAGGAGCATGTCTCCGAGCTCTTCGGGGTATCGCCATATCTCGTCCAGGTCCACCAGCCACGGGGTCTCGCCGTGCAGCGCGCCGGTCACGGGTGAGAAGCGGGTGACCTTGGAGCCGTTGTCACGCACTCGCAGGCCCTCGGAGCCGTTGGAGCGCAGCGCCTTGAACAGCGGGGCGATGGGTGAGGCCTCGACCTGCTCGATCATCTTCACGATGCGCTCACGGGCGGCCTTGCCGGTCTGGGCGGTGGAGAAGGCGTCAATGGTGGGGGCGGGTCATGATGCGATGCAGGCGCACGGGCACCATGAGCGCGCTCTTGCCTGACTGGCGGGGCACCGATACCAGGACGGTCCGGTAGTGGTAGTAGCGCTGGCCGTCCTGGCCGGTCTTGTACTCAGTGGCGATGTCGATGACGTGACGCTGCCAGGGCATGAGGTCCAGGCCGATCAGGCGGGCCACGGCTGCGATCTCCTCCCCCTCGCTGAGCCACTCAGGGTCACGCCTGGGTGAGTAGGCCGGTGGTGGGGCGTACTGCCAGCTCATGACGCGGTCGGTCCCAGATTGGTGATCACGGCGAGCACGCGGTCCAGGTCACCGGTGGGGGCGGTGGAGGTCTCTGGGCGTGGGAGACGGTCCAGGGCCTCCAGTAGCCCGGACCTGGTGGCTGCGCGGGCGTAGGCCTTGGTGCCGGGCTGCGGGTTGTCGATCTCTAGGGCGGCGTCGATGGCTACAGCAATCTCAGCGCCCCACAGGTGAGGGTCGATGATGCCGGCCTCGATGCGGGCGGTCATGGTGGCCTGTATCTGCTCAGTCATAGCGCCTCGTGTGCGCTTGGGTGGGGCGTAGTCGAACAGGGGTACCTGGTTCTTCGTCATCACGGTCTGTTTCTGCTGTTTTTCGTTGCTATCTTGCGGTTCTTGGTCGTTTTTCTGGGCTGTCCAGGGGGGAGAGATCCAAGGGGCGCGGGGATGGAGCGCCAGCCCGGCCAGAAAAAGCCCGGGCCGGCTCGGACCGGGCTGGGCCGGGTCAGGCCGGTGTGATCGGACGGGTGAAGTAGGACAGGCCGCTGTGTACCTCGCCTGCTGGGCCGTCGAGGTCGCGGTCTCCTGCTGAGTAGTTGCAGCGGCGGTGTGCTGGGCCGAGACTGGCCGGGTCGGTCAGGTCGGTGGTGCCGCCCTTGGAGCGTGGTCGCTTGTGCTGCAGTGACTCCTGGCCTGGTGCGATGGCCAGGCCACAGATGCAGCAGACCCATCCGTCTCTGGCTAGTACCGCGTCCAGGATACGGCGTCGCTGTGTGCCTGACATGCGCATGTAGTCGTCGCTCACTGGTGCCTCCCGGTGGTGTGCTGGCTGGTGTGTAGGTATGCCACCACCCGGGCGGGGTGGTAGCGGATGGTGCGTCCGAGGGTCATGTAGTCCGGGCCCTTGCCCTCCCTCGTCGCCAGCGCTCCAGCTGGCGCACGCTCATGCCCAGGTAGTCGGCGACCTCAGCAGTGGTCATGAGCTTAGGGCGCTGGTCGCGGCTCATCTCCTGCCTCCCGCTGCTGCTGCGATGGCGCGCATGGTCGCTAGTGCCTCCTCGCGTGCGCCGGTACTGGGCATGGGCATGGGCATGGGCTGTGGTCCGTGCTCCTCCTGCCACTGCACCTGCTGCTCAGGGTGCAGCGCGTTGAAGCGGCACAGCGCGCAATGGGCTGGTCCCTTTGGGTCCTTGTGCGGGCATCGCCTGCCCGCGAGGCGGGCGATGGGCGGGTCAGGTAGGCGGGTCATAGCCATGGCGTCGTTGTCCTTGCTTGTGGGGTGATTGCTCGTGCAGGGGTGAGAGCCACTGCGTGTCTCACCCCTACGGGGGGTAAGGTCTGCGTTTCGCGCACCATGCAAACCGCCGGTTTGCCCTTGCCAGACCTTGCGAAACTCGATGATGGCGTTCGGCGTTTTTGACAGGATGCGGCGCACATGCGACAGACAGGCCAGGCGCTCGCGCGTCTCC